CTAATTTTGACCGGGTGGCATTCCGCCTGGGTGGTTATGCCAAAGATTACCTGTTCGATCAAACTCTGATTTTTTCCATTCTAACCACTCATTAAAATCCATCGGGCCTAACCCTGGATTGCTTTCAGAGTACCCGTCAGGGATTAAGTCATTTGCCAATTCGTAGGCAAATAAATCTACTTCAGCCATGCCATTTTGAAAAGCCTTTAACGTAGTGTTTGCCGATAACTCTTTGTCAGATGAAGTATTTGATTTGGCATTCAACGAAGCTATGGCCTCTGCATAAGCAATTCCTTCCGATCTGCCGGCATTAAATACGAATTTGATCAGCAGTGATATTCCAATTGCAAAACTCAAAGCCCAAAGCCAAGACTGTGGCTGTTCATAGCACCAAAAAATTGCTATTGCGGCGACAATAAAAAGTGCGGCTTTGTAAACTGCATCACCAGATTGATTAAAGCTCATCATCGTCTCCTACTATCAAGCCGCGCCGCCCGCTCGAAACCCCTATCATCCACAAGGATGGGGTTTGCAGTAACAAATTCAGATAAATTTGTCGGCAAATAAATTTTCTGACCTTCAAGTTTTTGAAGGTCAAACTTGAGATTAAATATTTCACGCTCAAGCAAAAAAATTGGAAGGTTGTGCTCTTTTTTCTTTTGTGAAATTGATTTAATCTGTCGCCATGAAATCAGTAACGCAGCCGCAATGACGGCCGATAAACCAGAGAATAAAAAATTGTTGGCTGCGAATGCAACAATGCAAATAATTAAAAAAACTAACCCTAACAGTAACAGCAGGGTCAGCCCGCGATCTTCTATCCAACTGAATTTAACCATCGGTGGCGAATTGTTGGATTTGGCTTGAAGTTCCTCTAGCGCGTGTTTGAGCCGCTTTTTTTTGTCTTGCAGTTCGCTAGCTTCAAGGTCAAATTGTTCAAACTCGCGCGCTTTTTCAGCAAGAATTTGTTTTTCACGTTCCTCGGCGCGCCGCCTAGCGGATTCATCAACCATCTCAATGAATTTGGGGTGACACTCCTCGTCCAGGCGTTCGGCGGCGAGATTGCGAACACACAAAATGGCTTCAATCACGTCCACTTCAAAGAATTCACGAGAATTACGAACTCTGTAACCTGTTAGTAGCGAATGCGCACGTCGCTCTAACGATTCGGGCCCTCTAACTTCTACCTGATAGGCGATCTCAAATGGCTCGGGGGTACCCGTCGCATCCAATTCTTTCGCTCTGCCCTCTACGGTCCCCAAGGTAAAGCCAATCTTTACTAATCCCTGCATACGGGGGTTTGTAAGAACGTAAACACGGCCCACTGGCTCTTTCATGTAAATGTTCCTTGTTAGGCTCTGCTGGTCAGAGCAATGCACTGAATTTTTGTAAGGGGTCTGCGTTTAAGCAACATTGTTTACTTTAGAGCACATTGCCTAGCACGCCAAATAAAGAATTTAACTTATGTAGATGCATCTTATCCGTTACGTCTTTGTGCTCTGAACTTTTTCAACGCCCTAAAGGTTTTTAAACATTGCGCCTGTTCAAGAGTTCTGTCTTTAATGCTGAACTTGAACTGGTGCCATACCAATAGGCCAGCACGGTCATGGCGATAGCGTCCAACAGACCCAGCACTCGCCCGACCACCAGCTCACTGGTGCCAACCGGCAATCCAAGCACCAGCAAAGCCACCTCCGTTCCCAGACAGAGCAGCAGCAAAAGTACCGACAACCAAAACAAGGGCCTCTGCGTGCCGCCACTCACGCTGGCTTGACGGGCGCTGTCACGGTCCTTGAAGGCCAGCTCGGCGTACTTGAAACCCATCTCCCGCTCGTTGTCTTGCAACTGCAATTCGAGCTGGCGCAGTTGGCCGACCTGCTCACCGGACAGGCGCCCGCCTTCGATCGCTTTGCGAACATCCTCAATGTTGCTGCCACCCACAATGCCAACTAAAGCAGATACAGCTTCAGCGGCCAGCGGGCCGCCCAAGGCTGCGGCAACTGTGGGAGCTAAGTTCTTGATGGTGTTGAGCCAATCCATGGTCAGACTTTCACAATGCCAGGCTGAGGGCCCAGGCTGTTGATGGTGATGATGCGGTTAACCAATACATCTGGGATGCGGGTACTCACATGAACCCAAGCCCCAAACTCATTGATGAGTTGCCCAATTTGCAAAGCGTGAACCGCTGGACGCAATGCCTCAGCCACGGCAAATGCTGTTCCAAATTGGGATGCCTTAAAGTCCACCGCCAGCATGCGCACATGGTCAGACAGGGGTTTGCTGCCAATGGCCTGATTCAGACTCAGACAGCGATATCCACTGCTCACCTCGATCGGGATGTCGCACCCGGCTCGATCGCACAAATACGCCCGAATACGCTCCATCATGTGCGCCGTCTCTCGTGCTTCTGGCATCAGTCGCTGGGGCAATCGGTTATCAATTCCCAGGCGCAGCGCCGTATCCGAACGCGTAAATTCTTCCAGCGTGAAATGTGGCGTTAATTTCATTTGCTTGCCCGTTCAATCAGGCGATCCAACTTGTCGTTGATCCGGTCCAGCTGGGTGCGCAGCACCCCAGCCGTTTCCTTTTGAAAATTGACCTGCGATTCCACCACCGCCACCCGTTGCTCGATCTTGTTGACATACACGATGGCAGAAATCGCCACCGTCACCGTCGTGATCAAGTGCCCAAGCTGAATTTCCTTTTTCAGATGCCAGCCCTGCACACCGCTCGAATCCGTGACCTTGTCCGTCATACCATCCCCTTTTCAGTCAAAGTAAGGTGCTGCTTGTCAGGTCGCTTCAGCCAATAAAGCAATTGACGGTGCCGTTGTCGAACAGTTCCGTGCCACCCACGGTGGTCAGACGCAGCGAGATCAAATCGGCAGTCAAAGCCCGATAGCAAACCGTGGTGCCGACAAAGCCACTGGCGCCGTCTTCGGCGTAAATGCTGGCATTGATCGTGTACACAAAGCTGGTGGGGTGCTGGCGCAAGATGGTGATGTTGCCGTAGCGCTTGGCGCTTGCCGTCGCCCCCGGCAAGATGGCGCCGGTCGTGCCGTTCACCCAATTGCTGCTGGCACTGGCCACTTCGGTCAAGGCCCCGACATACAAAGTGGTTTTGATGCCAACGGAGTCCCCCAGCTGCAACAACAGCCGGCTGGTGCCACTGGTAGACACCGCGTCCAAGGCCAAGCTGATGCGGTTGGTGCCGGTGGGAATGCCGGAAATGTCGTAACTGGTGCCCGTGCCCACACTGGTGACGCCCAGGCCCACCGGCAACAGCAGCAACGCGTGCGCGCCGTAGGTGGCGCCATGCCAGGCTTTAATGCTGGTGATGGTGTAGGTGCCCGTCACCACCTCAAACATGCGCGCATAGCTTTCGGGCTTGTTCCAGCTGGTGGTGGTCGTGGAGGTGCTGATGGCGCCGCTTTGCCGGTTGATCACCACGTAATTGGTGCTGCTGGCCGTCAACGTGACCGTGCCGTCCGCAATGGTGAAGGTGCCCCAATAGCCGCCGTAATAACCCAGCACCAAGCCTGTGCTGGTCACCGGGTTGCGGGTCAAGCAAGCGGCCCACTCCAGGGAGGCAAAATTTTCATTGATCGGCACTTCTGGGCTGGCCTGGTTGCCACTGATGTTTTGCATGTTGCGTCCTTGTTAAATTTTGGCTTTGGCGGGCTGACCTTTGCCAACGGTGGCCGATACTTGGTAAATCTTCACGTACAAAAACTGCTGTAACGCGCCAAAGTCGGTGATCTGCTGCGCTGCTGTGTAAGGCGCTGAATTGGTGCTGGCCGTCAAGGTGCGTTTGATGGTGGCGTAACCCGCATCGGTAAAAATCTCAATCACATACGACTCGGACGCTTCACCCAATGGCGCCACAGGGATCAGTGGCCCAACAAAGCGCGTCTCCAAGCGCGTGCACCGTAACCACTGGATCGTGATGGCCCCATCGGTTTCTGAGACATCTTTGTGCAAATGCACAGGCGCCAGGCAGCGCAGGTGAAAGGAATAGGTGTCGGCATCAACAAAGGTGCCATCGCTGTATTTTTGGTTGGCACTGACGGCCACCCAGGTTTTTGTAAGTCCAAGGGATGCCAGTGTTTCAGGGATGAATTGCACGCCGCCATTGGTTTGCAGCAAGGTAAATAGAGAGTAATAAATCGCTGGATAACCGATGGCAAATTCAGAATTGTTGCGGTAACGCAGCAAATTGCTCAATCGATAAGTCTGGGGGGCAATCAGCTCGGCTGTTTGAAATTGCAAAACCTCATACCGCAGCACCGCCAAATTTAAGGTGGGATCTTTCAGCAAATCCGCGCGAGTCACGCTTGACAAGGAGTCGGCCGCGGTCAGCACAATGTCCACCGTGTTAATTTGGTCCATGACATCGCCTTTCGTCCAGTTCTCCAAGGTTGTCTGGCTTTGGCCCATCACCGTCCGCTGTGTAAAGCGCGCCAATTGCTTGGGCGAGACGCTGTTGTCTTCAAACAGCGTGCAGCCGTTCCAGTCGGTCACATCACTGCCCACTGCCACGTACTCGCCAATCTGGTCGGCATAAACGTCGAGCACGGAAGGCAGGCTGTTGAGCACGCGCAACAAAGTGGTGTCTGGGGCCAAAACGGTGGTTTGTGTACCATCAACGATGGCGCTAACGGCCCCAGCTTGAACCAAAACGCTGGCGTCTTCTTTAACCCCTTTGAAGGTCAACACCCCATCGGTTTCTTTGCGCGACACCATGCGCATGTCGTAATTCAAGCCATCGCGGTCCACCAGGCGCAACACATCGTCCGGCTCGTAGGCGTAGTATTTCCGCGGCAAACTGATCGTCACTTGCAAAGCTGCCAACACCTGGTTGAGCAGCAAGGTGTCGGCGATGGCTTTGGCCTCGCTGGCAGTAAAACTCAAAGGCAACTGCACCGCTTTGGTGTTGTCTTGTGTGCGCACCAGGCGGTCTGAGTATTGCGTGTCGGTCTGGTAGTCGCGCTCCGAACAGGTGTAAGTTAATGCAAATTTTGAGGGGATTTCCAGCTCATCGACTTGCGTCAGTGGCATGGGGTCGTGGCTGTCATTTTGTCCATCACTGGCCGACATCTCGGTGTACGGGATGGTGGCCGCCGCCGCTTGGCCACGATGGCGAAAATACAATTTGTCGCTCAAATGGCAATCAAAGAAATATGCCGTGCCCAATTGCTCCAACAGCACGCGCACACTGGTGAGCTGGCCCGAGACCAAGCCGTGCACTTTTTTGCCCAGCGAATCCAGATCGCTGGCATCGTATTGCGTTGGTGTTAATCCAGCCCGTTGGCACAAGTCCTCCACCACTTCGCGCAAGGTGGGATCTGCGGGGGCAGACAAGCCTTCTGGAAAGGCAATGGGCTGGCTCGGAATACAAAATTCTTTGTCTTTGGAAATGATTGTAAAAAGCTTGGTCTGCGTGTCAAAGCGGTAGTAATTCCCGTAATCCGCATCGACAATGAAGATGTTGATGCCGTCGGTGGCCATCTCCATGAATTGCATGTAAGACGGGACGGTCGGGTTCACGTAAGTCGCCACTTCAGTGAGCGTCACACTTGGCGGACTGGCGACCGTGGTGACATTGAATTCAATGACCTTGTTGTCGTACACCATGCCCAAGTAGGCTTTAAGACCGTCCACGCTGAAAATCAAGTCACTGGCGGTTCGTTCCAGGCTCGAATTACCCACCCAAGCCTCAGTGACTGCATAGGTGACCATGTCAATGCGCCACAAAGAGTTGCAGCCAAAAAACAAAAATCGATCATCTGAGGTGAACCGGCCTTGCCCAGCGTCATTGCTGGCTGTTGTAATAAACACGGTATTTAGCAAAGTACCGGTGGCTGTGTCATAAATATGCATTGAGTTTCCGGTGTACCAATCACCGAACGGCACTACCAAACGCGTGCCCGCATGGTTCAAATACATTTTCCAAAAAAACGGGTCATCGCCAGGTGTCACGGGTGGGATGGGTGCAAAGTCACTCCAGGCCTTGGTCACGGTGTTGATGGCAACAACAAACGGATAATCAGTGATCAAAAAATAAACCGTGCCCCCGTCTGGTGAGATGCACATCCAGGCCGGGATGTTGTAAATGGGGTTAGTGCCCAAATCAACGGTGCTGATTACGGCCCCGGTGTCTTTGTTGACTTCCCAAACCAGGATTTGAAACGGGCTGGTGTCTTCGTAATAGCCAGCCACCCAAAAGTTGTTGGTGACCGGGTTGTAGACCATGGCGAATTCAAAATAATATCCGACCGGTGGGGGAATAAATTTCACCGTGCCGCCCGCTTTGGCCCCAAAGCCTTTGATGCCAAAACTGGACACGGTCCACATCGAGCCACTGCTGGCGCCTTGCGTCAGGACTTCAAAGGTCAAGTTGGGCAAAAAGCCAGAATTGCCCAGCCCGTAGCTTTTGAAAAAGATCGAGCCCCGGCCACGGTACGCGGGGGCATCCGGGTGGCCGTCCGGGTCAGGCATTTGGTCAGCGGCCCCGGTGTACACCGTGACGCGCGACCAGGTGCTGGTGTTGTCACTGGCATCGACCGAGGTGTTCACCGCGCCGTCGGTTTTGTTGTAGATCAGTTTGCCGTTGGACCAGATCCGCGTCACGTCGTGAATTTCCACGTCGGTCAGTAAGAAATGAAGATCCGCTTCATAGGTGTACGTGGTTTGGGTGGTACTGCCGCCCTTGCCGCCCACCTCGGTCACCGTCACAATTTCGCGCTTCTCGCTGGCCCAAATCAACTGGCCCGAGATGCGCATGGTGCCCTGCAAATACGGGATGGCCGCACCATAAGCACTGCTAGAGACCGTGAGGTCTTCCAAACGTGGCCCTGTAATGTTTTGGTCAGGCGCAAAAGCGGCGCCCAATATCGTGCCCGCCATCCAGCCATAGCTTGCGCCGGCGGCAGTCGCCGTGATGCCATAACCGATTGCGGCTCCAGCCACAGCAAGAACAAGTTGTGCCATCGTTAAAAACCTGGTAATTGAAACGCTGCAACAAAGAACATGGCTTTGCTGAACATGAGCCGCTGCTCGACCACTTTTCCGTAAGTTGAAGCGGCATGGATGATGCTGAAACCGCCGTGGCGGTAGTCGCCGATGATTCCAAAATGCTGCGGTAATTTGTCAAAGCCCACCACCACCACATCCCCAAGCTGCATTTGGTCGAGCGTGACCGGGTTCATCTTTTCGCGGGCCATGGCCATCAAGGCACGCCCATCGGGGTATCGGCTGTACCCGGTTACATCAAACTCGGGTTGGATCAATTGCAGCTCGCGCGCCACACCAATGACCAGGCCAATGCAATCGACGCCCACCGCTTTGAGGCGCGCTTGGTGGTGAAAAGGGGTGCCCAGCCAATCGCGTGCTGTGCTGACAATGAGGCTGCGCTCAGTCATCAGGACCGGCGCCCCACCGTGGCGGTGTATTTGTCCAGCCCTGGCACATGCGGCTCGCCCTGAAAATTCAAACTGTTGGCAAATTTGCCGATGCAGTCCTCGACAAAGCGCTTTTTGCAGCCCGCAATGGCCACAAAAGTGTCGCCTACGCCAGGCTGAAGAATCAACGGCAATTGCAGCGTGAAGGTGTTGCTGGTGTAAGTTTTGACCACGCCCGACATGCCCAGGCACACCCCGCTGGTGAACCGCAGCACGCCATTTTCAAAATAGCCATTGGCCTGGCTGCTCAAGGCGTTGACAAAAGTTTGTTTGCTTGAGGCACTGGCCACTTGGCCAACAAACGTGAGGGGGGGCAAATTGACGGTGCACAGGCTGTCGCCCAAACGGGCCCGGCAAGTGGCCGAAATCACCGAGCCGACCGGCTGCTGCAAATACTGCTGCAGGCCACGCAGCTCGACCTTGACCGAGCCGTTGCTCAATGTCGCTTCGCCCAGCGTGCCCACCATGATGGTTTCAAAACCATCGGCCAGCGACGCCACGTTGTAGCGCACGATGGAAAACTGGGCATTGCGCCACAAGCCGCCCAAAATGTCCGTGCGCTTGAACAGCGTGCCATCGTCCAGGGTGCTCAATTCCAGATTGTCCACGCTGAAGCCGGAATTGCTCTCCAGGCTGGAAATGTTCAAACCCTGCGCCGCTTTGTACAAGGTGCTGTTGAAATAGGCATCCTTGTCAGCACTGGTGAAGCCATAAACAGTGGCATCTTCGCGCTCGATGCGCAGCGCATAGGCCAAGCTGGTGGAGCCCAGCGCATAGTGCGCCGCCAAAGCGATGGGCAAGGTTTTCATGACTCACGCACCTCTTCCAACATTACTTGCGGGCCCGCCACCAGCCTGTTTTCATACTCTCCGCCCAAGGTCAAGTCCCAGTCGATGGTGTCCTCCATGAAGTGCACGGGCACATAAAACTGGCCCGACCAGGTTAAAACGTCCGCTGGCTGCGGGTAGAACGCCCCCTGCCCTGCGGTGATCGTGAGGCCTGTGGTGTTGACATCAAGCGTGATGGCGCTGCCGGAAATGTTGATGATCAGGTGCGATTTGTCATTGAGTGTTGCCGCCGCGGTGCCGGTCACCGATTGCAGCCACAAGCGCCCCCCAATGGTGAACAAGGCTGGGAAAACCCCGCTGCTGAACGTGATCACGGTGGTGGCACCTGGCGTGAAAGACACCCCGGCGCTGCTGCTGGTGGCGTTGATCGTGATCACACCGGTGGCCGAGTTGAAGGTGAATTGACCAACGCCGGCGCCCAAGGTCAAAGGCGTGCTGTTTTTGTAAACCACAGGCGTGCCCTTTGGCCGTGTGATGGTGCGGTCTTTAAAAAGTGAGGTGCCCGTCACCCCGTAGCGTTTGATCAGGTTGTAAGTTGGCACGCCGTAACCCAAGCCAGCGGTGCCCACATTGGCGGTGTTGGTGCGGGGATAGAGTTTCCCGGCACTGGCGTCTGCCGTGTCATCTTTGGGGTCTTGCAGCAGCATGCCAAAGGCGCCGCCGTCAGTCACCTCGTACAGGGCTTCGATTTGCTGCCACTGCGCAATGAGCATGGGCACCACGCCCAGCTCGTACTGGCGAATGGTGCGCGTCCAATTGACGTTCACCTGCTGCTCGCCGTTGTAGGTGGTCACGCGGGTGTTGTTGCGCATGTTTTTGCCGCGCACCCCGGCTGCGATCACGCTGCTGGGGATGATGATGTCGGAAAGGACTGTGATGGGCATTTAGGTGTTCCTGGCCAGGGCGCGTTGCACACTCAAGCCGGCTTGGGTGGCAATTTGGGCTTGCGTACGGCGGTCGGTGGGGCTGTTGAAGGTAAAGTTGTTGGTGACATTCACCGTGGCCCCTTGGCCAGAAAAGGGCACCACTTGGCCGCTTTGATCGTCCATCAGCAGGTATTGCCGCCCGGATGACAGATTGAGCAACTCAGGTCCCCGCTCGTTGACCCGGTACACGCCAAAGGGAGTAACCGGCCCGCCCGAGGCACGCGGTTCCAGGATGCCGCCTAACTGTTCAGGCCCACCTCCGCCAAACAACACACTCAGACCAGTGCCGATGAATGACAGGAATCCGCCGCTTTCACCACTGGCGGTGCCAGCCACGCCCAGTGCGTTCGAGATTTGCTGCTTGATGATGATGCGGGTGATGTCGGCCACGATGGAGTTGGCCAAATCGGAGAAACTGAGCTTGCCGGTGGTGACGAACTGCACCAACGCGTCTTCCATGCCCTGAAAAGCATTCGTCATGGCACTTTCAACTTGCGCCGCTGCATTACCAGCCTCTTCCTGGTACTTGCGCACCGCCTCAGCGGCACCAAAGATGGCGTCGCGTTGCTTGTTGTACGCCACTTCAATCAATGACGTGGCATTGGCAATTTGGATGGCGGCATTGGCCAAGGCATCCGAGGTGTCAACGGTCGGGTCTTGCAATTGCAATTGCCGAATGCGCTCTTCAACTTCCAGTTGAATTTCACGCGCAGCGGTGAGCTTTAACACTGCCAGCGTGTTTTGGCCCATCATGTCGATGGCAAACTGGGCGTTTTTATTGTCCAAAGCGCTCAAGCGCGCTCGCTCTTCTGTGCCCAAATTGAACTTGGCCCGTACCGCCAACAGTTTCAACGAAGACTCAATGACAGCTTCGTTGGCTGCAATTTCAGCTGCGCTGCGCTTTCGCATGGCCTCTTCAGCCTTGTTGTTGGCTTCGGCAATTTGCACCTGTGTGGCGTCTTGCCGCGCGGCCGCTTCTCGCGCCAGGCGGATTTCTTGGTCGTAAGCCGCTTGAACCGTTGCCAGGTTATCGATCAGCAGCTGCTGCTTTTTCGTTTCGGCCTCACGCAAGGTGGTGTATTGCAAGCCGTAATAGAAATCAAGCATCTTCACGCGATTGGCCAACAGCTTGTTTTCTGCGGCAATGCTGTCTTCGATGGCTTTAATTTGCCCTTCCAAAATTTTCTTGAACGGGTCGTCTCTAAATCGGTTTTGGTTGCCTAAACCAGATATGTCAGGTAAGGGTAATGCGGGCTTGGGTGGCTTTGGTGGTTCCAAGCTGGGTTTGGCCAGCGCTTGGTTGCTGATCTCAAACTGTTTGCGCAGCGCCGTGCTGAAGGTGGTGCCATCTTTGAGCAGTTCGGCATAGCGGGCGTTGGCATCGGCCAGTATTTTGGCCCGGTTATCCAGCGCCGTTTTTAATGAACTGTTATCGGTCTTGCCAAAGGTTTTGAGCTCCTCCCAGGCCTGTTTTACCGCCGCAATGCCCGTTTGCACATCGGCATACATGACTTGCACACTGCCCGCCAAAGCAGAAACAAACTTGACCACCCCGATGATTGATTCGGACACAACAGCCAATGCGACCAACGTATCCTGAGCCCAAGTCCTAAAAGCCCCGTTTGAGGCCAACTCTTCCACAGACTTCCGGATTCCGTTTTGAGCGTTTTGTAGATTGAGCAGGGTTTTCAAAAAGTCGTTGAATACCGGCACCAATTCCATGCCAACAATTTGAAACAAGGCTTGCGAGGATTGACCCAGCCGCACCATGTTTTTAAACATCTCATCGGCTGCTACGGCTTGCGCCGTGGTCACTGTGACCAGGAACTCGTTCGCAACGGCCAAATCTTTCATGACCGGCAGCAAATTGGCACCGCTGCGGCCCATCAGCACTTGCGCAATGGTGGTTTTTTCCACCCCGTCGCGATACATTTCCATTTGCAGCGCTATTTGCTTGAAAACCTCTTCGGGTCCCATGCCGCGCAATGATTCAATGGAAATACCGAGGGCCTTGAAGGCCGCTGCGGTTTGCTTGCCACCATTTTGGGCCTCAACAACCGCACGGCTGAGCCGTTGCAAGCCTCCCGCCAACGAATCCAAGTCAGTGTTGGACAAACGCGCCACGGCCGCCAGCTCCGACAAAGACTCCACCGACGCCCCAGTGCGATCGGACAAGTTTTGCAAATCATCCGCCAGTCGAATTGAGCTTTCGATTTTGCTTTTGATTTGATCAATCACAACGCCCAGGGACACCGCAATCCCCAAAGCCGCCAAACTGCTCTTGACCATACCAATGGCGTTGTCAATTTGCGCCATGTGGCGTTCAGTCATTTGCGCGGCCCGGCCTAAGTCCGACTCGAACTTGGCCGTGCTGGCGGACATTTCAACAACAACTGAACCGAGTGTGGCCATGGCGGTGTAAATCTGCAGTTAATGTCAATGCTTCTTTTGAAACAGTGACTTGATCAAAGAAGACTGGGCTTTAGGATTACTGAGCAACTTACCTTGGGTGGCTTTGTCTGCTTTCCGATGCGTTTCATGCCAGGGGATAAAGTCTTCTGGCGTGTACGGCTGCGGCGTGCGTTTGGCATCGCGTTGCAAGTTGGCGCTGAGCGACTGAGCAATGCCATGGCGTTGGTCGGCAATCAAATCGCCAAAAGGCTCCAGCGAGTAAAAAGCACGCCATTCATTGAGCTCAGCACTGGTGGTCTGCTTCAACAATTGGCGTACTGTCATACCAAGGGCCAGCGCCAAGCGAAAGTAAAACCTCCGCTCTGGCTGGCCAATCAGTTTTTTACAGCTGCGTCCTCGGCCTTTAAGCCCAAGCCGTTGATGCGTTGAGACACATCAAACACCCGCTCCAATGCCGCAGAAGATTTAGCGGCCAAACGCGGGATGTCGGACACATCAAACAAGCGGTTGTTGGCCTCGTCTACCAAAGTCAACGCCACCAGCTTGGCTCGCAAATTTTTCATCTCTGGCGTGCGTGAGCCGTCGGGGTTGGTGATCACCATGCTCGATTCAAAAGCATCGCGATCCGCCCCGGTCATTGTGCGCACCAAGACGGTGCCGCCCCATTCGGGGACCTGCACCTCCACAGATGTCAGATCAGAAGATTCAAGAATTTGGTCTTTGGACAATGTCATTTAATACCCCTTACAGCCCAGTGATGGCGCCCGTGATGCGCAAATCAACCGCCGTGCGCACAACAGCATCAACGCCACCAGCCAAACTGAATTTCTTCACGTAGGCGTTGAAGGTGATGACGGTCGCATCTGGCAAAGACAACTTAAAACCCGTCAGCACGCCGGACACTTGCTTGGAACGCAAGGCCACATGGCCCGTGTTGTCGGAGTCATAGTCCATTTCAAAGCTGAACATGCCCGAGTCAACCAAGCCCAACACAAATTCTTTGGCCGTGCTGGAAAAGTTGGTGACATCAATTTCACTGGCCGCACCATCAAAGCCGCTGAAGGTGCGCACGTTGATGATGTTGGTGAAGGTCGCAGAAGTGGCTGTGCCCGCTGCGGTGATGGTTTTGCCCAAGGTGTTGACATACACCGCAAAGGTGTTTGTGGTCACGTTACGCACACTGACCGTTTGACCGTTAAGCACCGCGGCGTCGGTGCCAGTCAGCCCAGCCAACGTGACCACATCGCCATCGATAAATCCATGTGCGGTAGCGGTGATGATGGTGGGACTGCCTAGGCTGATGGCAGTAATGGTTTTAACGGCACCGGTTCCGGTGGCAATGGCGATAACGCTGCCCTGAGCAGAAATGGCGGTTGAAGGCATAAAAGAACTCCAGAAATGAAAAAACCCGCCGAAGCGGGTTGGGTGGGAAAAGCCGCCGAAGCGGTTTGCGGACGAAAAAAAACCCGCTCAAGGCGGGTTAGGTGAGGAACAAGGGTTGTTCAGGTTTCAGGTGTGCCAGATCGAGTAGTCCGTCATCACGCGATGGAGCTTGACTTCGCTCTCGTAGATGTCTTGGGCCAAAATCTGCACGTTGGGCAGTGCCCACTCGGCCATGAGATCCGTAACTTGGGTGGCGATCTGCTGCGCTTGGGCATATGTGGTGGCATAACAATCAACCTGTAAACGGGTGTTGATGAGGGTGGTGCGGCCAGTCAGCACGTTCTCGACGTTTTCCGTCACGCGCTGATAAACGATGAAAGGCGGCACAACGCCATCGGGAGCAACTTGTGGGTAAACCCGCTCCTGGGCGTCGGTGGCGTTTTGCACCAAAGCGACAAACAATTCCTGCATGCTCATGAACGTCGCGCCTTTTCTACTTCTTGCGGCACGCGTTGCAGCAGGTATTGGCGGATGGCCTCGACTGAGTCATATTTTTTGGCCTCAAACGCTGGACGCAGAAATGGATGGGGCCGCACATAAACCCCGCTGGCATGTTGATGCTGCCGGTGACGTTTCCAACTGGTGTTTTTGGGCTTAGGGGCGACGTAGTAGTGACCCAACTCCACCCAGGCGCCATAAAAGGCATCTTGAGATTTGTTTTGGTGCCGCCCTTGGCCTCGGTATTTCTTGCCTTGGCGCACCGTCACGTAATAAGTGGCTTGCTGGGTATTGGACTTTTCCAAGATGTAGGCGGTCACGATGGAGCGTTTGAGCGTGCCTGGCGGCTGATGCCCTGGTACAGAAGCCGGCAAAACTGGGGCATTGATGCGGGCCTGATCGCGCACGACGCGGGCCCCGGCGTTGACCGAGGCGCGCAGCACATTGCGGGCGATGTTGCTGGGCAAGGCTTGCATGGCACGTTTGAGTTCCGTCAAACCCATGATGTGAACCAATTCAGCCATCGTTCATCCCCTCAAAGACCATCAAGGTCACTTGTCGGTTGGACTCGTCTTCGTTGATGGCGGCGTGGATGTTGAAAATCCGAGTGCCCCACACGATGCGCATCTTGGGCAGCTCCAGCGGGTCGGCAAAGCGGTGGGTGTAGCGCACCAGGATTTGGTGCGTGAGCTGGGCGTTAAAAGCTTGCGCCACCAGGGCTTGCCTGCCCGACAGCGGCATGATGGCGGCCCGCATTTGGGCCACATCGCTCCAGGTGGGCACTTGCGCGCCGTGCGAGTCGCGTTGCATGTCCCGGCGCTGCAGCACGATGGTTTTGTTCAAGTGGCCTGCTTGCATGTCTTGCCCCGCATTCAATATTCCAGCAATCGGTAGGGGCTGAGCAGCGCATCGGCAAATGGCAGCGGAGCAAGCGTGATGGCCCGGCCCGTCAAGACCTCTTCCCGGTTTTCGTAGAGCGCGCCAATGCGCAGCAGCATCCAGCGCTTGATCGACTCGGGCACGGCCTCAGGTCCACCGAAACCACATGAATATGTGATGCTCACCGCATTGATCTCGACCCGGGTGGCAGGCCACGCTGTGCCATAAGCGGGCACCAAACGGCAGGGCTCGGTGATCTTGTCCAGCTTGTAGCCCGCAGCGTCCAGCGTGCGCTCGACCCCGTCGCTATCGATGTAGAGCACCGAGGTGATGGTGCTGACCGGGGCGAAGTCCAGCGTGATGGCCCCTGCGGGAAACTGATCGAGCACCAGTTTTCTGGTTTGGCTCACCAATGCGCGCCGGGTGTCGTGCTCAGCATGCTGGCGCGCCGTCGTGATCAAGGCCCCCAGCAGCACATCGTCTGCGTTGTCATCGATGCGAAGGTGCAGCTTGACCTCGGCCAAAGTCACAGGCTCTGCTGCAGGCGCGGTGACCAAAACACTGGGCATTATTTGGCCTTGGAAGCAGTTTGGGCTGCAGACTTGGCAGCAGCGGGCTCGGCAATGGCTTGCACACTGGGCACGGCCGCGCCACAAGCGATAGCATCGCACGCCACTTGGTCTGAGGCCAGAACGTGGTCGCCCGCCTTGAAGGCGTCAAAGTCTTGCAAAATCAGGATGGGTTTCATGGGCTTCTTTCAAAAAAGAAACCCCAGAGCACACCAGGTGCCCCAGGGTTGGTTCATCAAGCGGTGGCGAACTTCAGCACCTTGATGGTTTCGCTGTTGATCAGCGCACCACCGACTCGTTTGGTGGTGTAAAAGCCGATGTAAGGCTTGTTGCTGAAGGGGTCACGCACGACACGGGTGCCGATGCGATCGACGATCAGATAGCCCTGTTTAAAGTTGCCAAAAGCCAGCGACAAGCTGTTGGCACCCTTGGCTGCGATGTCTTCGGCTTCCACGACGGGGTAACCCAAGATCGTGTCGGCCACGCCAGGCGCAGTGGTGGGGTTGAACACGTAGCGGCCTTGGTAGTCCTTGAACGCCATCATTTCAAACAGCAAGGCTTTGTTGGTCACCCAAGAGCAGCCACTGCGGTACGCCGCTTTCATCTTGCTCACCACGGTGAACAGGTCGTCAGCAGGGTTGACCGTGGCGGACAGGGTTTTCCAAGCGCCCGAGGTGCCGGTGGCGATGTGCTCGATGGTGCCAAAGGCACGCGAGCCGTCTGCTGTGGCGGCCGTAGCTCCTGCCAAGAAGCCGGTGGGCTTGTTGGTGCCGTCGCCCGTGATGAAGGCAGCGCCCTCAGCCCGTGCGAACTCGGTCGCCACTTCGCTGGCCAGCCATTGCTCGGCGTTGAAGAACACGTCGTCCAGCATCTGCTGAGTGGCCTGGGGGTTAGCGTACAACTCGCCCATGGTGGGCTTGATGTCAGCCAGCACCGAGGTGGCAGTTGACGGACGGGCGTCCGTTTCACCCACCCAGCCAGAGACCGTGCCGTGCTTGTTGACCAGCTTGTGGTAATCGGTCGTGCTGATTTGCACCACGCTGGCCAGTGCACGCATCGGGCTCACATTGATGGCCAGCTCGGCAATCATGGAGTCAATGGTTTTGGGCACGGCGTAACCACCGTCGGCACCGCTGTTGGTGGACCAGGCGTAGGCTTTGGACTCCAGATCGGCCAAACCATCCACCTTGCCTTTGCGCATGAAGCCGTTGAAGGCTTGTTTGTGCTCGGCTTCGGCTTGGTTGACCTCTTTGCCATCACCGCCGAAATTCGGCCGCTTGGCTTTGGCTTCCATGTCTTCAATGACACGCTTTTGTTCGGCCATGTCTTTTTGGATGGCCTCCATCTTGGCTTGCATGTCGGCGGTGGCACCGCCTTTTTTCAGCTCTTCGATGCGCACATCGTTAACTTTTTTGAACTCTTCAAACGCACGGTTCGAGGTTTCAATGGCTTCAAGGATTTCTTTACTCATTTGGTTGCTCCAGAAATGAAAAAACCCGCTCAAGGCGGGTTCGTTGGGGGTTGCAGGGACTGCTTACGGGGTCAGCATCTGGGTTCGCAGCGCAAGCGCCTTGATCAGTTGCCGGGTTTCGTCTTCATCCACAGACTCACTCTGGGTCAGACACTTGATCCGTGACACAAGGGCCACGGCTTCAGAGCGAGAAAACCCGCCTGCATCACGCAGGAGGCGTTCAGCGCTCTTGAAATCAACGACTTCTTCAATCGATTTGATGTGAACAATGCGTGCAGCGTCGTTCATGGGAAAAGTGACCAGGGAGACCTCCCACAGATCCCCTTTGAGGATGGTGCGAACACCGCTTTTGCGATCGAAATCGTCCTCTTTGGTCTGAAACCCGATGCTCATGCCACTGATGGCTTTCATTTGCATCAGCTCGTAGGCTTCGGCCCCACGTTGGGTTTTGAGGGCCAATTTGCCCTCGACGTAGAGGCCGTGATCGTCTTCGCGCATGGCCGTGAACGTGCCAATCGGCTCAGATTGCTTGTGCTGCCAAAGCAGCGCGGGCAGACGACCCTTGGCGCTGTGAGATTTGAGAGAGTCGGCAAAGGCACCGGGGGCAACGATGTCATCGCCCTGATCGACATTGCCGTAAACGCTGCCGTAGCCAGCAAAAGTGCCGCTTGCCGATACATCTTTGATCTCAAAGGGTTTGTCGAGGTGAAACATTCAGGTCCTCACTGGGGTGGGTTATTCGAGTCATCGCTGGGCTCGGGGTTGGATTCGGGCTCATCGGGCTCTGGCGGACGGGTGCCGTCTTCCATGTTCAAAGGGATCAGGGGCAGATCAAGCCCTTGCAGGGGGTTGAGCACGATGCCCAGCTCACTTTCGGCGGCTCGGGCCTCATTGCGGGTCATCCAGCCGTCCAAAATTCCGTTGTGATAGAGCGCGCTGCGTGCACTGGCATCGCCGCGCAGCAAGCCTGAGACATTGAATTTGGCGGTCAGGTTCTTGCGCTCGGCGGGGGTCATCAAGTCGCGTTTGATGGCTTTTTCGATGCGCACCAGCCAAGGCATCAGCGAGTAGTTCACGAATTCGAGCGACTGCTGCTCAATGTTGCTGAAGGTGGCTTTTTCCAGGTCGCCGATCATGTGCGGGGGCACCCGAAAGATGGCCGCAATCTCGCTGCGCTGGTATTTGCGGGTTTCCAGGAACTGAGAATCGTTGGCGCTGAGCGAAATGCGCGAAAACTTCATGCCCTCTTCCAGCAGCGCAGTTTTGTGGGCGTTGTCACCCGAGTGCGCTTCGTCAAAGCTGGCTTTGATGCGCTCATACGAGTCTTTGGACAACTTGCCCGGGTGTTCCAGCACCCCGCCCATCTTTGCGCCGTTCTTGAACAACTGCCCGCCAAATTTTTCGGTGGCCAAGGACAAACCGATGCTTTCTCGGGCGTAACTGATGGGGCTGATGCCCTGCCAGCCGTTCATGGACATGCCCCGGATGTGGAAGATTTCCCCCACTGCAAAGCGTTTGAAGGTGCCATCGGGCATCGAAACGTCGTACTGCAACTGAAAATCGGTGCCCATTTGCACCTGCACCATGTCCGGCTGCAGCGGCAACAGCTCCACCACTTGGCCAGATCGGTTGCGGTTGATGTAGGCGAAGGCATTGCCGCGCAGATTCAGGGAGATGACCATCATTTCCCAGAACTCCACGCTGGTCATCCATTCGTTGGGCTGATCGTGGCAAAGCACATGCAACGGATGCTCGGCCATCAAAGTGCGCTGGTTGTTCGCATCCTTGCGGTACAGGTTCAAGGGCAGCATGCCGATCGATTCGGCCAGCACTTTGACGCTGGAGTAGACCGCTGCACTTTGCATCGCCGTCTGGGGACTGACCACCACACCGCTGGCCGAAGCCCCGCCGCTGAAAGCCCAGCTCATGTACCGCTCCAACGAACCCCAATCGGGCGAATTCGCGCTTTTGCGCATCATCCCGGTGAGGTTTTGCCAAAAACTTGCCATGCTGTGCCTTATTGGTTGCTCAGGATCGACAACTTCATGCGGGCCACCAAGGTGTTGCCGGTCGATGTCGAAAAGGTGCTCAACACGCTGTAAATGCGCTGCGTGCTGGCGTTGCTGGAAGTGCCTCCACTGATGCGGATCTGGATCACGCCGCCGACTTTCCCCACCTTGCCGTCGGCATAGCGGAGGGCAACTTCATTGATGACGGGCGTGCCAAAGGTGAGCGCGTCCACACCAGTGAGCGCTGGGTAAAACGTCATGGCAGGCGTACCCACGATCGTTTCCTCGGGCGCCAGGTTGTCAGTGCAGTCCAAATCGAACAAGATCGACTCGGCTGCGAACTTTTCAAGCGTGATGCTCATTGGACGGCTTCGTGGATGACCCGCGCACGCGTGGGCTGGTGAAAGAATGTGGCGCGAAACTCCCTGGCGTGGCGAGGTCGTTTTTGCGCATGCACTGTGTAAGGGTTGAATAACTCAAACGAGACGGCCACCAAAACGGCACTGCCCTGCCCCTGAATCGAATAACTCCCGGTCGTGGTCAGGACCAAACGGCCACAAAGCACTTGGGCCAGCTGGCCCTGCCAGCCGTAGCTGCCAAACTCGGTGCTCAAACTCAAGGTGCGCAGCAGTTGCGCCGGGCTGCCCGAAATCGCAAAGCTGCTGGCACTGGCGGTCAAGAACCGACCTTTGCCCAGCGTTGCACTCGACCCGGTCAGGGTAAAAACCTCGGCATTGGCCGCCAGCAAATGGCTGCGCAGCACTTGCGCCGCTTGCCCGGTGGTGTTGGTGCTGCCCGTGGTGGCCTGCAAAGCCTTGTTGCGTCCGATCTGAGCCGTTTGGCCAGTGCTGCCATACGTGCCAACCACGCCTTGCAGCACATAGGCGTTCAACTTGCTCAAAGTGGCACTTTGACCAGCCAGCGTGAAGGCTGCGGCTTGCGCGTTGGCATTTCGATTCAGCAAGGTGCCCGCAGGCTGCCCGGAAATTGTCAACGCCCCTGGCTGCGCGTCCAAAATGCGACCGTAACCAAGCGTGGCGGCAACCCCGGTGTAAGCTACTGCCGCTGCATCGGCGCTCAGTTTGTACTGGTTGATCTTTGTCAGCGTGGCTGTTGAACCCGTGAGGGCAAAACTGCCCGCATCGGCTGCAATCTGCCGGAGCTGCGTCAAACCTAACGTGGCCGTTTGCCCCGTCAAAACCAGGGATGCCGGTTGCGCATCCAAGCTGTAAACCCTGACCCAAGTCACCGTGGCCGGTTGGCCAGAAATCGTCAAGCTGGCGGCATCAGAATTTAAAACATGGCTGATAACCGTGGCCGCTGCTTGGCCGGTGCTGGTGAAGGCCGCTGGCTGCGCGTCCAATGAATACACACTGACTTTGGTCAGCGTGGCAGTTTGTCCCGCCATGGCCAACCCGGTGGGCTGTGCATCCAAAGCGTACGCCGTGGCCTTGGTCAGCGTGGCAGCTTGGCCCGTGATCGAAAAAGCGGCTACCTCTAAATTCAGGGCATGACTGAACAGCGTGGTGGCTGCTTGGCCGGTAGCAGTAAACGCCGCCGGCTGCGCGTCCACCAGGTGCTGAACAAATTGACTGGCGTTTTGGCCTGCCAGCGCAAACGCATCTGCCTGGGCATTGATTGCAAAGCCTTTGGCTAAGCTGGCCGCTTGGCCAGCAAGGACAAAGCCCGCGGGCTGGGCATCTGTGAGCGCTGTGCGGGCTGTTGTGGCCGCTTGGCCAGCAATGTTAAAGCTGCCTGCCTCAGCACTCAAACGTCTGGTGTTGAAGACGGTCGCAGCTTGGCCCGTGTAACTAAAAGACCCGGCGTCAGCGCTTAGGGCAAAACCATGGCCAAGCGTGGCGGCTTGCCCCGCAATGACAAACGCCGCCGCATCAGCAACGTGCGTGCGGGCAAACAAAGTGTCTGCAGTCTGGCCGGTGAGAGCAAACGCGGCTGCATCGGCCGACAACGTGTAGGCGCCAGCCCCGGATTCCAATAAGGTATTGATGGCAATGGCCGCCGGCACACTGCCATGCTGATACCGATAAAACTTGGCATCAAGAGGGGAACTTGCGAACCCTTTGAACGGATACTGGCCAATCTTAGCCACTGACAATTCCAATATCTACGTTGAATGCGCCAGTGTTGGCCAACGATGTGCCGGTTGAGACAAAACACTGCAAGGCAGAGTCGTCAAAAATTTGAGGCATCAAGATTTTGTTCAGCCCCACAAAACAACTGGCGTTTTGCTGTGCCCCATCGGTCACCACGCACGCCAAAAGCCGAACTACCAAGATATTGAAGGTGCCAGCGGTAGCGACTGAACCAACCACCCCGGTAACGCCTTGTACGCCCGTATCACCTGATTGAAAGGGTAGGCGCATCATTCGGCCAAGACCAGTGCCGCCAGTGACAGCCTGTGTACCCGTGCTGCGTCCCCCAACTCCATCTTGATTGGTGTAAGTCACGTTGATGTTCTGAACACCAGTCGTGGCGGTCACCATCTCAACCCAAATTTCGGTGCTTTTGTAATCCCCGCCCAGAATACGACTGGCATAACTGGTTGGTGTTTGGCCAGTGGTGGTCTGGTTGAAGGTATAAGCGCCGCCTTTCCAGAGCACATCTGCAATGATAAATTTAGATTGGTGTACGTTGGCTGCTTCAATGTCAACGATGTAACCCGTGTTGCCGTTGAACGACTCAATGGGCATGAAGCCGGCCGTAGCGTCGGTTGGCACCACCCCCGTGGTCGTGCTGGTGCCAGCCAACACACCTGTGACACCTTCGTGCGCTAGACCCATCATGGATGTAAAAAGCCCATTGGCGGCATTGGTGCGGCTAGCGACATAGGCATAACTGACCACTTGGCGCTTGGCCGCCAGCAGTTGGGCAAAAGTTGTGATGGCCATGGTGTCACCCGTTGGCGATGGTTACGTCAAGTTCAGGAAGGCCAAGGCTGGTGGAATCGCACGCAACAAGCATTGTTAGGGCGCTATCTTCAAAGACCACCGGCATGCCTGTTCCCTCAATACAGTTGGTCACACCATCATTGGCGGTGCGAATACGACCTGTCCAAAGTGGGCGCAGAACCAAGATGTTGAAGGTGCCCACCGTGGCCGTCGAACCCACCACACCCGTAACGCCCTGCACGCCCTCGTCACCGGCTTGCAAAGGCAAACGCCACATGCGGCCGAGGATGTTAGCTGCGGTGGCCACGGTGCCCGTGCTGCGCCCGGCAGTGCCCGACTCGTTGATATAGGTGACGTTCACGTTCTGAATGCCCGTGCCTGCTGTCACCTGCTCAAGCCAAATTTCGGTGCCAATGTAATTGCTATTAGGGATGCGGCTGGCGTAACTGGTAGGCGTTTGTCCGGTGGTGCTGGCATTGAAGGCGTAAGCGCCACCTTTCCAAAGCATATCGACAAGGCGCATACGCGAAATCACGCTGTTTGCGGCCTGCACGCCGGCCAGATAACCCGTTGCGCCGCCAGTAAAGGCATTGATAACGGGGCAACCTGCGGTGGCATCCGTGGGCACCACGCCAGTGGTGGTGCTGGTGCCAGCAAGGACGCCTGCACCGGGATTACCTGACACCTCAAACACAGAGAACCATTGCGCAGCCACCGTTGTTCGGGTGCCAAACTTGTTCATCGTGACACGTTGCTTGGCCGAACCAATGAGCTCGTCAAGTGTTGTGATCGCCATGGCGCGTTCCTACGTTTCTTTTAATTAAAAGTGAGCTGGGCATGGTCTTAGACCAGCGTCAAGATCGCGCCCGGCGTGGTGTTGGAGAACTTAACCGTGAACGTCTCGCCGTTGGCCAGTGAAATGGCGGAGCCATAGTCCCAGGCTCCGACCAAGTTGTCGCTGGCACTGGTGTCGTTGTAGAGCACCGCATACTGGAAGGGCCCGACAGCGCCGGTGGCGGTGAACACCACTTCAGTGCCCGACACGGTGGTGGTGCCGGTGACTTCCGCCACCGTGATGGTGGTGGCGTTGCCGCCTGCGGTGTAACCGTTGCCAGCAGCGATTTCGGCCAAGTCGGTTTTGATGGCGTCCAAGCTGGCACTGGGTGCCGCGTTGCTCAAGTAAACCTTGAACGTGTGCGCGTCAAAGTCGTGGATGCCTCGGATCAGTTGCTCGCTGAAGTCCTGAAATTTAAAAAATACAGCCATGAAAAGTTACCTCCAAAAATAAATGAAATGAGTGATCAAGTGGCTTGAATCACCCCGTTGGTGCCATCCAAAATTACAGTGACGCTTTCCCCGACGTTCACCGTTTGCGCGCTGCCGTAATCCCACGCCCCAACGGGTTGGTTGGTGGTGGCATTCCACAAAATGGCGTAGCGGAAATTGAAACCGGCGCCCGCAGCCGTCCAAACAGCCGGACTGGCCAGCACCAACTTGTAAGTTCCGCCACTTTGCGATGAACTTGTCAGGCTGCAAGCGTTGCCGCCCGCGGTGTAGCCGTTGGCCGTGGCCAAATCGCTAGTGCCTGGGGTGAATGCGGTGTCGGCCAGGTTGATGGTGGCGGCCAGCGCCACCTTCCAGCTGTCCGTGCTCAGATTCATGCCTTCGAGCATCGGCTCGATTGCTGCGGTGTACTTTTGATACGCTGCCATTGCTTACTTTCAAAAGGAAAATACGCCCCGTTCCTCGTAAACCGAGGGGCCGGTGCCTTCGTTGGGCATCATCGCCACGGCCATAGCCAGGGCCACCATGCCGTCAATGCGACCGTGTTGCTTTTTCTTGTCAAACTTGCGGGCGCCGGAGTCACCCACCACCACAGCATTGCGGGCGCACATTTCCAAAATCGGGTGGTTGCTGTGTTTCAAGCGCTTGCCCAGCAGCTTGACTTCCAGCTCCCGCAGAGCTGGGGTCATCGACAAGGTGCCTTGGCCATAAGGGATGAACTTTTCCAGCTCGGAGTCTGAAAAGTTGGCCTTCACCAGCCAGGGCTTGAGGTGCACAAACAAGGCCCGGTCAAAGGCGATGGCTTGCACGTCGCAGCGGTCAAACAGACCCCGCATGAACTCGGCGACAAACTCATACTCAATGGCGGCGCCCGGCGTTGTGTTCAAAAAGCCCTGTTTGGCCCACAAGTCATAGGGCACGTGGTCCTTGCGGCTTTTTTCAGTCAAGCCTGAGCTGGGCAACCAAAACTCCGAATGCACATCGCCTTGCTCGGTGACCAACACCAATGCGGTGAGGTCGTTGACACTGGACAAGTCCAGTCCGCCCCAGACCTTTTGCGACTCAATCGGCTCGGCCTGACCACCGTTGGCCTTCCAAACGGAGGGCGCGACAAAGGGGCTAGAGGCTTCCACCCGCTGATTCAGGATCAGGTTGCGGAACTCCGGCTCGTTAGCAGGCATCTCCAACGCCTGGCGGCATTGTTTTTCGATGTCATTGATCGAGCGAAACTTACCCATCGCTGGGTTAGCCGCCGCCCAGGCCTGGCGGTCATCCATCTGGCAATCTGCGGGGGCTTCGTAAATATGTGACACCACCCGCGGGTCTGGAGCATTCTTTTGCGAATCGATCCAAATGCTGAACAGGTCGGCATCGGTTGGGGCTTGAGTTGAAATCGCGATCAGCAGCGGGTTTTCATATGCCCCTTGCGCTGTGGTGATTGCTGAAACAAATTCATCGGTCGGGCCTGCGACCTGGCCAACTTCGTCAAGGATCGCCAAGATCGGGCTCAGCCCGTGTGCGGTCTTGCCTTCGGCGGCCAGCGCCCGGTACAAGACATTGCGATTGAGACCGATCAGGCGTTTGCCAGAGGGCTGCACACGCACGACTTGGCTGAGCGCCGGGCTCATATCCACCATCTTGCGGGCCAGCTCGAACACCACGGCGGCCTGATCCTTGGATCGCGCACCACTGATGATCTGACTGTTTTGCACCGCTTCGGGCCCAGCCAGGTGCGCCAGCAAGATGGCCGCGATTAAACCTGTCTTGCCATTCTTTCGAGCAATCGAAAGGTAGGCCGTATGGGTCTTGTACGGGTTGTCGTAAATCTCAAGAATGAAGCGCTTTTGGAACGGCTCCAGCTTCATTGGCTTACCGATGTGCTGCCCCTCTGGGGTCACGCAATAACTTTCAATGAACTCACAGACCCGCTCACCACGGGTCAGCTTCTTTTTGGTCACAGTGCCAGCAGCCCGTCGTCTTCCAGCTCGGTCCGGATTTGGTGCGCTTTGCGCTCAATGGCTCGCTTGCCTGCCTGGTCTCTTGCATCGCCTGCGATCCGACCACCCATGCGCAGTGTGCGCATCAGGGCCATTTCGCGACGTGACAACTGCTCCAAGACCGTAACTCGGGGATTCATGATTTGAGTGCCTTTGGCGTTCTCAACCACCGTCCCCTCGTAGTTCAGGAGCTGCTGCTCTCGCTCAATGTCGGCTTGGCAGCGGGCCAATTGGGCTGCAACCACCAGATCGGATTCGGTCCATTCGTCTCGCGCGCGCGCACGAAGCACTCCTTCCCAAAAGGGATGGTCCGCTTCCCGAAGCTGGACGTGACCCGGCAATGGCAAAGGGGGAAGAGCCGCGTTCACCATGGCCTTGACGGCGCTGGCGGCGGAATCTGATCGGGTGCGTTTCATTGTGAGTCGTGGGTTAGCGTTAAAACCAAGGTAAAACGTCGGTCTGATGCAATTGGGTCGTAGGGATTTGCACCCCCTCCCCTTATGTGTTGCTTCACACATAGACACGTTGGCTACGTACCGTTGCGCACAAAGCTATGTGCAAGTGCACACATAGACACGTTGGCTACGTACCGTTGCGCACACAGCTATGTGCAAGTGCACACATAACTTCAATAAAGTTGCTACCAAACTAGTCGGCCACTTGGATCAAAGCGGGCACGTTCGCGGCCGCCACGTTCCAAGCGTGCTTTGTCACTATCGTGGTGCATCTTGCATAGCGGCTGCCAGTTGGTGGCATCCCAAAACAAGGCTCGATCACCGCGATGCGGCTGGATGTGGTCCACCACGTCGGCGGCTGTTGTCTGTCCATTGGCCTCACACATTACGCATAACGGGTTGGCCAACAAGAACTGCTGCCTGGCACGTTGCCAGTGCGCGCCGTAGCCACGCTCAGAGCTGTTGCGGCGCTCTTTGCGCCAGCTGTCGATGGATACGGTCATGGTGTCCTTAGATGAGTCCAACACACCCCACCACTGGCCGAAGAAGGCACGGCGCCGATGCGATGAGGTGGCTGGTGGCTGCGATTTACCCATCGCTGCGCGGGCCTGCTTGGCCTCACTGCTTAAACCGAGCGTCCAGCAGATCAGTGGTGTGCAGGATTTGAGCAACAAAAAAGCCCGCCAACATCACTGTCGCGAGCTTAAGTTTGGAGGTGATGCGGCCTGCCAATAGGCATACCGCATCACTGAAAATTTATCAGGTAGCGCTATCCTGCCACAATTTTTCTGAAATGTCAAGTTTTTTGAATTGAGCACCTAGCATGTAAGTTTCAGGGGTTCGCTAACCCCTGAAGAATTGAAGGTTCCTGTCCTCAACATATGGCTTTCACGGGTTCGCTAACCCGTGAAAGTTGCTTCATTTTTTGGCTGCGTAATAGTTTCTAAAGATATTCTCAAACATCCGCAACCCGCGCAAATGCCTCTCTTGACATAACCGTGGCGGAATGCGTGCCAAGCGCAGCTGTGCCTCAATTGGTAAACGATGCGCAACATACAAAATTGTGAGCACCTTGCGCTCCTGCTCGGGCACCTTGGCCAGCGCCCGCTGACAGGCTAGCGCTTCATCAATGTGTTGAAGCATCTCCCGAGGTGCTCGGTCTTCATCGTCTTGGAAGCTGCGGTATTGCCCTTCTGCGCTACCACAGCGTTGCCGGCGCAGGCGTTCCTTGGCCCAGCGCCCATAACGCGTCAAACGTTCATCGGCTTCCTGCAGGTTCAGCGGAATCAATGCCGCTAGGTTAACTCTCATTGCGGCTCCCCCAATTCCATCTCAATTTCCCGTGCTATGGCTGCCCAGGCCGATACGCTGCCTTCCACCGTCCATTCGTAGTTATGCCACTGCTGCGCGTGCTGGAGCCGTAGGTTGACCGCCAGTGGCCAGACTCCGCGCCACTCGCCGCGATCGAGCCGGTAAAACAGCACGGGCAATTCACTACCCGCTTGTTTCACGCATTGCCCCCACCACCCGGCAATCTCTGAGCGGGTCGCACTGGCGTAGCGTTTGATTTCGACCGACCAGCCCGGGATGCCAACCAGGTCGCTGTCCCCAGCCGCATTGCGCACGCGTCGCCGGACTTGCCAGCCGGTGTGGTCTTGGATCAGCGCGGCTGCTTCGCGCTCGCCGACTTGGCCTTTGGTGCGTTGCATGCGTCCCATCACAGCACCCCCCCGGGGGATCGGGGGATACCGGGGGATGATCCAGCCCCTCTATAGAAATTTGTCATCTGCCAAATTCCCCCGCTCCGGTTAAACATCCCCCGTGATGCCCCGATCCCCCGGGGGTGTTTGCTTATTTTTTGAGCAAATTTCACAGTTCTGCCTCCTGAGTCGAAGACTGGAGCTGCCATTTGTTGGACTGACGCCCGCCGTCTACCTGTTTGACCACCAGCTTCAAACCACCTGCGATGCGGTTTTTATGCGCCCGCAACCAGTAACCCACCTTGCTGCTGCTGACTGGGTCAGCGCATCCCGCTTGCTCCAAGGCATCCCGCAAGGCAAAGTTGCCACTCGCCCACAGCGCCAAATCACTGGCGCGGAACTCGGAAATTCGTCCCGCCACCTTGGCGGTGACCACGGTCTTAATCGTGTCAAACACCATGCTGATCTCACCCGAACCGTCGTTGCTGTAGTCCACCGCTGCAACTGGGTCTTCCTCGCCCAGCCAGACCAACGCATCGCGCACCCGCCAGGACCAGTCCTCAAAGGAATCGAGCGGCGGCAGGTTCAAGGGCTGTGGATGCAAGGCGTAGGCCCGCAGCACCGTCAAGGCAGCGGTGATGAACTGCGCTCGGTGCAGTTTGATGTAGGTCGCTAAACTGGGGTGATCAAACACCACCTGGCGGTCTTTCAGCGACTCCACCTGCAATTGCAAGTCACAGACGATGGTGCGGCGAGCGTTGTCGCTGGCCAATGTGACGTTGTTGCCGGTCATCACCACCCGGGTCCGGTTGCGGAATTTCACCCGCTCCGATTCACCCAGCTTGCGGTCCGCGTAATCGTCCGAGGTGACGAACTGCGACAGCGCCGCACTTTTGATCTGGGCGCCATTGGGCAGGTTGTCGAACACCACCACCGGGTCCCCGGCCAGCAACACCGAGGTGAAGACCTTTTTCAGTTCTTCCTCGTTGCCGTTTGGCCAAGGGTGGGTGGTGGCATGGCCATAGGCAATCAGGTTGGCGATCGAGGCCATCAAGGTCTTGCCCGACCCAGCCATGCTGGCGGTGTAGAGCACCACCGGAGACTTGGGCAAGGTGGGACGGGCCAATGCCGTCAGCACATCCGAAAGGAACACCGAGCGCGAGACCGCATCGGCAAACGGAAATTGCTTGACCAAGTCGCACAGATCATTGAGCGCTGCTCGGGCTTCAGCCCAACTCGGCTGCAACGACAGCTGAGGAAAGTTCAGCGTTGGCGCGTAGTAGATACCGGTTTCATCGTCATACCCGGGGGTGTCACAGACCGAGCCATCCACCCGCAGAAAGGGGGCGTTGGCCAAGGCCGTCAAGGGTCGGAAGGTCCAGTCATCGGTGCCGTCTTCCAGAGCACTGGCCACGTTGGCTGGGCAATCCACCACCTTGTAGTCATTTTTGCGAATGTCCCAGCGTTGGAACTCGGCTCGCTCGGTCAACTCGCGCACCAGCCAATTGCGCGTCACGGGCAACACGATGGGTTGGCTGCTCAAACGCGAAAGGCCATCGTGGATTTCCGCCCCTTGGCCAATGCGCACCAGGTACATGCCGCGCTTGAATACAACGTCATCCAGCAATTGGGCACATTGACGCATGACCGATGGCAGCAGACCGGGATCGATGTAAATCACGGGCTTGGATGAGCCGCCAGAACCTCCTCCCGCTGAACCGGCATTGCCACTGCCGCCACCGCCCTGCACTTCGGGATCGGGGTAATCGACCTCCTCACCAGCACCACCATCGTCCGGGTCCAAGAAAGTGAAATCCTCATCGTCTGGCACAGACGGCTGTGTAAACGGCAGTCGGGTGGGATCGATGCGGGCCACATAGATGCGGTGTTGAGGTGGTGTCACCGTCTGGCCATGCTCGACCAACCAGCGGTATAGATCACGCGGGGTTTGATCGGCACAGTGCCCATGCAAGCACTTCCAAGTCCAGCTGCCGTCTTTGCGCACCTTGACGGCTGTGCCGTCATCCATGCCTTTGGTGTGCAGGTGGTGTTGATGGCAAGTGATGTCCCACCAGCCCGAGCCTTTTTGCTGTGCTGATTTGAGCAAACCTGCCGTCTGCAGTGCCTGAATCAAGGGATGCTCGCCCGATTGCTCGGCTGCTGCGGCTGGTAGTGCGTTGATCTGAGGTGCCTGCTCCAGGCTCTGACCGAACCACCCCGCCACCTCCTGCGCGGGGTACGCCAATTCCGGGCGCCAGCTCACCAGCCGGTTCTGCCAAGGCTGTCCCAGCGCCAGCTTGAGGTTGCGGCCCTGCGGCAACTTGCACAGGCGAGTGATGCCTTTGGCGCCTTGATCGGTCATCAGGAGCCCTTGGACTGGGGTCGCCAGCACCTGCTTGGTGAGAAAACTGGCCTGTGAAAGGTCCACCACCGGCACGCTCAGCCGGTAAAACCACTGGTGGTTGCCGGGAGATGTCTCGATGATGGCTGTAGGTTCACCAAACCCCAGCGTGCGCGGATCGATCTGCACCTTGGTACCGATGTCATCAAGCACCAGAAAGTGCAAGGCGTCAAAGAATTCGATCTGGCGGTAGTAGATGCCCTCCGCATCGCGGCGAAATGCTGACACGCAGGTGTAGTTCTGCCGCTGCGGGTCTTGGTATAGATCGCGTGAGTGCTCAATCGGACCTCCGCCCCACATGCCCGCCCGGGCAAGCTCGTTTTTCGTGTCCGGCGGTGTGGTGTTGGAGCAGACAAACGCATCATCAAGCGCCGCCCCGAACATCAAGTGCAGAAAATCATCGTTAGTCACTGACTCGGCATCGGTTGGCAAAGATTGGGCGCTCCCTTTATCTGCCACCACTCCTGATTCTGGACTCACTGGCTGCCCAGCCACCAATGGCTTCAACTCGTCTATCAAGTCATAGACCTTGATCCAGCCCTTTTCTTGCAGCTCGATGCCAGCTTTGCGTAGTCGCCGTAGCTCCGATTTGCCCAGACGCTGCCGGTCGTGGATTTCTCCAACGGCTTGGCCTTCGGTGCCAAAGCGCAACACCAGAGAGGCCTCACCCGTGACACCGACCGGCAGCGCCAGCACGCCTGAGGCTTTTGTCAGACTAACAGCCAGGCCACGGTCTCCCGAAAAGTTGTGTGGATTCTTGGGGGTGCCCTTGGCCGCTGCTTCGGTATCGATTGCGCCATCGTTGAGGTCAGTGGCGGCACCCCCAATGCCCAGCACCTCAAGACCCAGCGCTTGGAACTGCTGCGCCAGTGCATTGTGGTGTGGGCTGTACGGCACATCGGTTTGCGCCAACATCAGCCGAGCCTGTTGTACATACCAATCCACGTCCACGTCGTTGACCGCTGGCCACTGGGTGTCGGCCAAATATGCAAATCCCGCTTCCAGTTGCTGCTCCGATGCAGCACCGGTGGCGTCCTTTTTGATGGCGGGCAAGTCGCCCCGCGTGGAGCGGTAGACGCGAATGAGCTTGCCCACCGCCTCACCCCCGACGCGCAGGCCACTGCCAGGGGCTGAGCGCATCTCGGTGAACAACAAAATCTCGCGCCGATCGGCGGCTGCGCGGATGAAGTCTTTTACCGGCGTGCCATCCAGCATCTGCTGGCCAATTGCCTGGCGCACCACCAGCGCGTCGTGGTTGGCCGAAATGCCGGGGTCGTGCGCCAACAAGCCTTTGCTTTTGATCTCGGGTGGACCGTTGCCTTCGCGCACTACCTCGATGTAGGAGTTGATATTCAGACCCCGGTGGGCCAGCACTTCGGTGCGTTCCATCTGAAAGTCGAAAGCGGCCTCCCAATCGGCGATAACTTTCTCCACCCGGTCTTCGTCGCCCGGGGCGATCTGCAGCGCGATGGAGTCGGTGTTGAGCGAGACCACCCGGGTCTCATGTGTAGGCTCGGTCTTAAACATGGGCAAGGCTTTCCAGGGGTTGGGTCAGGCGGGCACGCTCGGCCAGTGCCAGCAGGCACAGCTGGCCGCTGACGGTGATGGCGAGGAAGGCATCGGGGGAATACAGCAGCGAAAAGCCGAAGTTGTAGGCCCCGAAGGCACTGTTGAGCACCAGCTTCAAGGCGTTGGAGGTGGCTTTGTCACCCGCCTTTTTGGCTTGCAGGCGACGCTCGATCAAACGTCCATAGATGGCGTGGAACTGCGCCTCTTCCAAATGGGTGGGCGTGCAGTCGGGGTGCATGATGATGTGCGGGTACAGCGAGGCCACGTCGTAGCTCACGCCGCTGTAGTGGCAGGCGCTGTCCTTGGTGTGCACGCCGCCCAGGCCGAACGCGGCCTCCAGCCCGTCCTCTTCGGACAGTCGGATCACCTCCGGCCAGGGGCGGGTGAGAGGCTGGCGCACCCCGTCCACCACCGTGAACTCGGTGCCGTCGATCGCGTCGGCGATTCGCTCCGCTTGGGTGCCCTGAATGCCTGCCCTCACCCACTCGGGCACGTAGAAGGTGAACACGCAGTTGCGCATGCGCTGCGCCGCCGCCCTGATGTCGGCCTGTTCCACTTCGGGGTTGGCCCGCAGGTACTCGGTGACGATGATGGTGGCCGCCACGTTGGCGGCGGTCTTCTTGGTCAGGCCAGGCAAATCAAACATGCGCTCCAGCACCAGCCGGGCCTGCACATCGCCCTCCACCGCTTGGCGCAGGGTCTCGGTGGCCACCAGGTCGTGCTCCAGGTAGCGGATCACCTCGGGCAACTGGGTGTCGGTGATCGGATGGTGCGGATCGAACGGCAGATCGACGATGGCCAGCCCCAGCCGTCCTTCGTAATCCTTCAGGCGTCCACGCGGGGTGTAATGCATCAGGTCCAACTCGTTGAAGTTGCACCGATCCACCCCGTAGCTCCGTGCCACCTGCCAGGCGGGCGCTTTGGTCGTGATGATGTCCTGCGCCAACTGGTGTAAAAACGCGGGCTCGGCGCCATTGAGCGCGGCGTTCAGGATGTAGCTGTCGAAGCCGGAATTGTTGTAGCCGGTGAGTTCCCGCCCACCCCCCAGGCGCTGGTCGATTTCGGCAGCGGTGTCAGCGTCCAACGGTGCATCGATCACCACATGCTCAGCCGGCTGGCCCGGGGCCTTGATGCCAAGGATGGTGCGGTTAACGGCAATTTCCATGTCGTAAACCAGCCGGGTATCAGGCTGCTGCATGGCTCACCTCCCCTTTGTCGAAGCGGTGGCGGATGTCCAGCACGTCTAGGATGGCCCGCTCGCTGTCCTGCTTTGCTTCCAAGGCCCGCAGCGCCATGAGGTCGAGGCCTGCGTCGGCCACCAGGTTGACGATCGACACCGTCTTGGTCTGACCCGAGCGCACCAAGCGAGCGTTGAACTGGGCTCGCTGCGCCCAGTCAAAGGAATGGGTGTGCCAAACCACGGTGCGTGAGCTGCCGTGCTGCAGGTTGATGCCGTGCCCCATGGCACTGGGCGCAGCCAGCAGCACCGGGATGCGGTCAGCGTTCCAGTCGGCGATCAGGCAGGCGCGTTCGCCCGGCGGCGTGCTGCCGACAAAGGCTTTTGCCTGACCGCGAAAACGTCGCAGCAAGGCCTCCACCTCGGCACGGTAGAACACCGCCACCAATACCGGCCCCTGTGTGCCTTCAATCAGATCTTGCAGCGCGTCCATGCGCGAACTCGACAACAAGTGGGCATGGTTGTCGCCCTCCCCGGCATACACCAGACCTGAAGTCAATTGGCGCAAGATAGCCAAAAATGCCCCTTCCGAAGGAGCTTGGCGTACCTTGCCATTGGGCAACTCCACCTCGTTGGTGGCCATAAAACGTTGAATGCGCTGCCGGTGGGAGTCATCCCAGGCGAAAGGGTGAACGCTGTACAAAGGCTCAGGAATGCCCTTGGTGGCGTCTTCCAACTTAATGGCCACGGCGTGCTTGGCCAGTTCGTCGCGGATGCATTTTTCACTCTGGTGGTTTTTTGGGCGCCAGGAATACTCAGAGACCTGCACGAAATGGCGACTCCGCCAAGCGAAGAATTCTTTGCTCATTGCCAGAACTCCCCACCCTTGGAAACGATGCGCCCAGGCGACCAGCAGTCGATTGAACCGTTGGGGGTGGGCGTGCCTGAGAGCAGCCAGGTCGGCACATGCTCGGCCACCACATGCAAAGCCATAGTGCGGGTGGCGGTGGCGTTCTTGAAGAACTGGGATTCATCGACCACGATACGGCGCACGGGCATGACACTCCGGCGTTGGACCTCATGGGCAAACTTGATCAAGGTATCGGGGGTGCAGGTGACCAAGTCGGCGTGACCTTCAAACCACAGGCGGGCACGCTCGGCGCCGGTGTAGTGGTGCGCCAGATCAAAGGTCAAGTGATGGGTATGACTCCAAGCGAGGGCCTCAGAGGGCCAAACGCTGTCGAGGATGATGGCGGGCGCCACCAGCAAGGTGCGGCGCGTCTGTTGGGAAATGGCTGTCAAGGTGGTGACGGTTTTGCCACTACCGGGTTGAGCGCCCAGCAGTTGGTAGTCGTGGCTAGCCAAGATGTTGGCGGCTTTGCGTTGCCATGAACGCAGTTGGTCGGGAGTGTGCATGCTTTGGTCCTGTGGTGAAAAAAAGGGGCGGTTTTCACCGCCCCACAGAACTCAGGCTGCTTCGCCTGTGCCATCGTTGAAGCGCAGACGGCTGCGGTCGATGCGGCGCACGTTTGCAGTGGCACCGCTACCGCGCTCGATCTTGGTAATTCCTTTTTCAATCAGCCAGACACGACCAAGACTCAAACCGACCCCTTGGCTTTGGTTTGAATAACCATATGCAGAGAGCTGAACAACCACCTCATCACCGCCGTTGATCTCGTCGGAGGCAATTTCGCTTTCATTTGGCCCCCACACGCAAACCGGTGGGTAGCCAGTTTTGGCTCGCACAACCATCCCGCTTGGTGTGCGGAAAACGGGATGTTTAAAGGCGAATTCCCCAGCAAGATTACGCTCGTTCGAGTCGCGCAGCGGGTTATGCGCACCTGGCGGCAGCTCGCGGCTACGGAAGGTTTGCGCACAGGCGTCACCCACCAGATCAATCAACGCTTGCTGATCCTCAGGGTCTTTAATAAGCAGCAAAGCGGTGTATTTGTCACCGGATTTCGGATCGGGGGTTGAAAGCGAAGGGTAAGCGATGATCGCCTTGACCTCACAGACCGAAGGTGCTGCCTGGTTGGTCGAACCAACGCTGTGCACAGCGTTGGAAACAACAGAAGATTTGAATGCCGGTTTGGTCATGATGTAAGCCTTGAAAGTTTGGCAAGTTGCTGACACCGAATTCGCTGTCAGCACGCGGTGTCTTTTGATCACCCCGCCTTGATTCATACTTACCAAGCTTCAAAATTTCTCAGCGCATCATTCAAGTCGGTTACCAAACTGGGCACACGCCTTTTGCTGGACACCACACACAAGCCTCTTTACTCGGTGAGGGTTCCGTTTCAACTTGATCGGTGAGAGCAGCTTGCCCCATAACGTATTTTTCAAATGCCCGTAATTCGGACATGTTGGTTTCCCAGACAGCCGGATTACTTCCCAAAACTGGAGGCTGTAGGATGGCCAAAATTACGCGTTCTGGCGTGAAGTCCACCAAGTCCAGACTACCCATGGCGTAACACATCAGCTGAGTGTTGTTTCGGACATCTACTCGACCGCGACCAGTTTTGAAGTCTCCGACCATCAAAATCCGATGGTGCGGGTCTGCACCGATCAGGTCAGCCGTTCCCCAAAAATCTTTTCGTCCAATACGCCGACCAGGATCGACGCGAACTTCGGTCACAAATTCAGCGAGTCTGTAACGCGCCAGCGCCGTTCTGGCTGCAGCAACTCCTTGGTCAATGATCAAGCGTGCCCGCTTTTCGCCGAAGTCCAATCGCGAAAGTTCTTCAATTTCAATCGGATTTAAGTGCCCCTGGTTCAACAACAACCGCTCAAAAACAGTGTGCATTAATGTCCCCGCAGATGCTGCTGGACCCGACGCCCGCTCTGGCACCACATCAGACATGCGAACAGATGCTGGACACTGCATCCAACGACTCGAACTCGATGGACCCAACCTTGCATGTATACGGCTCATTTCAGGCCAACAAGCACTGAAGCCGATTAACGATCTCTTGCTCTTTCGGATTTAGCTGCTGATCCTGCCAATACAGAAAGTCCAAAAGTTCACGCGTAAGGGCAACGACTTGAAGTTGTCGGTCATATTCTTCAACCAACCACTCTTGCATAAGCTCGGGCAAAACACCTTGTAGCCGATAAATTTCACGAGGGGTAAAGCTTCCAAATTGCCGTTCAGGAAGAATGCAATTTTTGTCAAAGTTGATCATTGCATCATCCCCAAGGTCGTGTTGGATCGAACGGCCATGTATCGATACCGGCACTCTCCCAATCGCTCACTGTAGAGATGCAACAAGCCCACTTCGGCGGCAATCCAGGCACGGCGTGCCAACGCGCTAATGCGTTGCTGTTCTTTAGCGCCGTAAATACCGTTTGAGCCCGTCCGGTCACATATCAGATAACCACAGTGATATTCGATAGCCTCCCCTGAAGTAGCAGAGGCTATCCAGTCACAAAAGCTTTCTTCGTCTGTACAACGCTGGTAGTTTTCGGGAAGAAGTTGTGACCGTGAGATCGTCACAGCGTCATGAGCATCACACTGGAGCTCGTAGTGTTTAAGTTCTTTTTCCATTTTGATTAAGCTTTAGTTGCCATGTAAGGTTGATACTTGCAGTCGGCTGATTTTTCTCAGTCGGTCGCTTTGATGCCGAACATTCGTAGATGCATCTTCAAATCGCTGACGCGACGATAAAAAGTGGCAGCGGAACCGTGATATGCGCGGCAGGCACTGGCCATATCAGCTTCGGTCAAAAGTAGTTCAAACAAATTTTGCTGCTCTGTGTTCATGCACCGCACAGCCTTATCCAGGTCACGCAAAGCCATGCTCAAATCGAATAAATCGTCATCAACAGCCCAGAGGGGAATAACATCGCCTTTATCCAGCAGATTCCACTGTTCTTCTGAACCATCGTTGGCAGCCACCGTAGACACAAACGTCAGATGCTTCTTGTCTTTCATGTACCGATCCAGCAGCTCCGTGGCACGGTTTTTAGACACTACTCCGGTAAAAGTTCCCAAGCTACCTCTGGTGGAGTCGTAATGCTGGGATTGCGCCAACAGGTCTGTGAGTAGTTCTTGCTTGATTTCTTCACGGTCTTCTCGGCTCATGCCCGTGCGGGCGGCAAGTTGATATGCACGGGTAGCAGCGGCGTTTTGCGCTGCTTGAAGGTAATCGTTGTGACCAGAAATCGTATTGACCCAAATTGATTGCTGTTGGAGGTTCATGACTTACCTCCCAACTGGAGCGTTTCTGAATCAAATATGTTGATACTTGGCGGGCGACCTCTCTGTCTGAGTTTTGCGGGGTCAAAATCAGACCTTAAATTTGCAATACTTTCTTGATAATCTCGACCCCTGCGATCAACGAGAAACCGCACTAGCTCCCGAATCTCGTCCTCTGGCTTGCCAGCGATTCTTGCGATGCAAACAGCTTTGACTTCGTCCTCTGGCCAGCCGACAGCCCTTTTGCCAATTCGCACGGACTTTGGAAATAGCCCTTCACGAATGTTGGCGTAAACGCTTGAGTTTGAGCGTTCTCCGGTTTCAGCTTTAACAGCTCCGATTCTGAGCAGCATTTTGATTCTCCTTGGTACAGCGATGTGCAACGACATGCACTAACTGCAGTATGAAGTTTCAAGCTGCCAGAGTCACTGGCGATAAATGGGCCTTATTTAATGTCAGTAACTTTGGCCAATTGCTCAGCAACGATTGCGTCTATTTCGGCAAAGTAATCTCGCTGCTTGTCCATCTTTTTCGCCTCATCGATCACAGCCATGTAACTGGCTAAAGGCTGGGTCCCGTCTATGTTCATTTTTCGCATGACTTCTTGCCAATCACGCTCGCGCTGACGCTCTTCTTTGGTCGGCTCGAACATGTCTTTGTGTTTTGTGATGTACCGGCTTATCTGACGAGGATTTCTCTCAAACTGTTCCGCTGTGCGTTCGGTTGCCTCTTCGTAGTTGAGCCCCTCAAGGTCACGCAGTGACCAAAAGAAATTGCAGGCTTCAATCTCCTTCTCTTCCGACTTCCCTGACGGCCTGCCACGAGGTTTGGTTGGCTTAACCTCGCCCGTCAAAATCCACTCAACAACAATCGCATTCAGTACTGCCTGAAACTCCTGTCTCAGCTGAACCTTATTCAAGACCAACGCTGGTAACAACTCCATGATCTTGGAAACCCCGTCCGAAATGTCGAACTTGAGCGCCTTCAACGCTTCGGTTTGAGGATCGGATTTAACCCAAGTGATTTTTTTTTCTCTTGCCATTGCACTGCCTTGGTTGATCTGCCACGTCTGTATTCTCAATCAACGACCCGACTTTGAACAAATATCAACCCAGAAAGCGCAACTTACGCTGGATGGTCATATCGCAGGGATCAGGCTCACGCCTTGATCCCAAACATGCGCAAGTGCATCTTCAGCTCACTGACGCGCCGATAGAAGGTTGCGGTTGATCCACCAAAAGCACGGCACGCTGAGGCCATGCTGTCATGAGCAATCAGCAATTCGAGCAGGTCAACCTGATCTAAACACATTGTTTGCACCGCCTTGCCCAAGTCATGTAACGCAATGGACATGCCTACATGGTCGTCATCAACACTCCAGAACGGGATCACTCCGCCGTCTTCCAGCAGGTCGTAATGATCATCTGCTCCATCGTTGGCCGCCACGGTGGAAACAAACGTCAGGCGCATCTTGTCTTTTACGTACCGATCAAGCAGTTCGATGGCACGGTTCTTTGATACCACCCCCGTATATGTGCTTACGGCAGCCCTGGCTGGGTCGTAATGGGGCGCCTGCGCCAGCAGGTCGGTCAGCAATTCTTGGGTAATATCTTCGCGCTCTTCTCGGTTCATGCCCATTCGAGCGGCTAGTTTGTATGCACGGGTCGCAGCAGCGTTTTGGGCGGCGCGAAGGTAGTCCGATGTGTAAGTAGCAGAATTCATGATCGATTGCCTGTTTAAATTTCAGGGCGATCATGCCGGCCTATTTGACCGAGTAAAAGTCATCTCCTAGGAGAGTGTTTATTGTCCTGCGGAGGCTGCGCACTCTCCTATGGAGAAGGTGATTGTTGGGGTTTTATAGCTAGACCGTTACCTTTATCGCTTGCCAAAAGGTATCCCCAGTTCGGCGGCTTTTTTGCTGATCCACTTCACAACTGTACGCTGCTTGGTTGTGTATCCTAGTTCTCGCAAAACCTCTTCGTAATGGTCCCCTGCTCCCTCAAGTGTTGTGAATTGACGAGGGTTGAGTTCCCAGCTTTCCAGAACAACTTTCTTGGCGGCATGGTTATCCTGGTGCCGACGCTGGTTGTTTTCAGCAGACCGGCGTTTTCGCTCAAGAGCTTGCTCTTCACGGGCCAACATCTGGGATTCTTGTTTGATCTTCGCAACCAATTGATTGTTGGTGATCGATTGCTGATTCAGATGTTGATTGAGTTGATCTTCAAACTTCTTTTCCAAACGTTGTGCGTCACGAAGTTTTTGGGCGTATCCGAGCAATTCCATTGCGCCAATCACGTTGGAAGCAAATCGAACAATTTCATGAGCCTCTAACTGTGCTTTGCTTCGAGGAACCCACTTCATCAGTTTCAGGTCTAGTTTAAATTTGAGGTCCCGAACATACTGCGCCAGGTAGCACATAGCCACAGCAGAAAAAATCTCAAAATCCTGCGCGTCTTGAACATCTTCGATCACGCTTGGATCAAAGAAACGGTCCATGGCGTTCGTCAAGGCTTCGAAGTCGCTGGTGGTATCCCTGTTATACACATCGTATTCGTCGATCGCGTCGTCCCGAATGCGGTTGGTGGCGTAGCCGTTTTCATCTGTTTCAAGCAAATCAAAGCGTCCGTCCGCCTTGATTTGTTGGAGAAGATAGTCTTTTTCAGATTCGAAGTAGATGTCGATGATGGCTTCAGCTTCGATAGCCAGACTTTTGATTTCTGCAGAACTTCTCGCGTAGAGCAACCCCTTGCCTCTGAAATAAGCGGTGTTGGCCTCAAGGATTGGCCAATAGTGCATCACCCCTGTTTTGGGGTCGAGGTACTGAAATGCGTCAACGTTGATCATTTGTGTTCATTTTAATAATCAGGTCGCTCAAAATCTCAAAAATCGACTGCAGAGTGAGAAATTTCCTTTTCTGTTCAGTATGAACAAGCATGGAGCCGAATCTAAAACCGATCTTGACCGCCCAGGAAGTAGCCGAGCTGCTGTGCTGCAGCGTCAAGACCGTGGAGAACCATGCGCGGGCTGGCAGCATCCCCGGCGCCAAATTTGGCGACGGCTGGGTCTTTTCGGCCGACTTGGTGATCGAAGCCGTCAAAACCATCAGTCAGCAAGAAGCGGCAGAACGCGCCCAGCCCCAACGCAAGGCCAAGGGCTTCAAGGTAATGGAAAACACCCAGCGCAAGCCGCCAGGCATGAAACACCTGTCAGAAGAAGCGATCCGACAAATCCTCACCCCGCAGTGAGGCGTAGCGCAAAAACATATCGGTCTTGGTCCAGCCCATGATCTTGCAAATTTCCAGCTCACTCCACATCCAGCCGTTGTCCCCTTTGTTGCGCATGGTGGCCCAACGGCAGGTCGCCTCGTGGCGCAAGTCGTGCTCGGTGAAGTCGGGCACCCCAGCGTAGCTAAAAAGGGTTTTAAAGCGGCTAGACAGTGCGCTGGTGACTCTGCTCAAGTTGACAGGGTCACCGTCCCAAAACGGAAAGAGAAAACCCTTTTTGCCAGCACAACGGGCACGCAACTTTTCGCGCAAAACGGGCACCACCGGCACCAAACGAGGCTTGATCACACCGCCATGGCCTTTGGTGCCCCGCACGTGCAGAAGCCCCTTGCCCTGATCAAACTCCTCGCAGCGCAGCCAATAGGCCTCTCTGAGACGCAGACCCGTGTTCAAGATCAAGTCAAACAGCAAGGTTAAATCCTCATCGATGGCCAAGGTCCTTTGCCGGTCTGCGGCTTTGATGCCTGCCAACGCATCGCGAATTTTCTGCTCCTCACCGGGGGCCAATCGGCGGTCGCGTTTGGTGTCTTTTTTAGGTTGCTTGCCGTTTTCCACCAAAGCAGCGGCTTCTTTGGCCGTGTAAACGCTGTAGCCCCTTGGCATGACGCGCAAGGGATTCACGGGAGCGGACTGATCCGCTGGGGTGGTCTTGCGGTTGTGCCAGTCGATCACGCGGGCCAGCGATTCCACCCGTTTGCGGATTGAGCCGGGGGCCAGATGCAAGTCCAATTTGAGTCTGGACACCCAGATGTCAGCCCAAGCGGCGTTGATCTTGTCTACGGTGACTTGTCCCACCTCGTCTTGAATCCGGGCCAAGGTGGCCAGATCAGACTTGGCCGGGCCTGGTGAGCTGAGCCTGTAGTTTTCGATCAACGTGCTGATCTTGTGACCGCTGCGCTTTTGCGTTGGCTCCACCAAGTCCAGCGGCACCACACCCCGCTCCAAAAAGCTGAGCATGTAGGCTTGGTATTTCTCCGCCTCGGACTTGGTCGCGAAGGTGGCGAAGTGTTTGCGGGGCAGGAGTTTGTTTTCGAGACGAACCTGCCATTTGTCTCGGTGTTGGTGAATTGCCAT